CGCGTTTGTCGACTCCGTTATCGACGCCGGCACCGGCTACACCGACATCCAAGCCATCTCGCGCAACATCGTTTTCCCGCACCTCACGCGCTACACCAACACCGAGACGAGCGAAAACCTCTACGAAATCTGGTGGGCGTATTCGCGCGCCGTCGATGATTACGGAGTCGAAGGCATCTACATCACGCTCTTTTCCCAGCGCCTGCCCGACAGCTTTGGCCTGCATGAATTGCTCGACTATCCCGACGGCGATTATCCGTTTGTGCTGTTCCGGCACGAATCGATTTCGCGCAACGTGGAGAACTCGCGCGGCATCCCCTACATCGCCGCCAGCGCGCAATACCAGGTGAAAATCCAGGACGATTGCATGACCGACCACACGCAGCTCTCCACGCTCCCTCCGCTAAAAGTCAGCGCGCGCCGCGGCGGGTTGTCGACCGTGCTCGGCCCCATGACGGAAATCACCGTGCGCTCGCCCGACGATGTTTCGTGGATGCAGCCGCCGCCCTTCCCGCAGCTCTCGCCCATCGTGAAGCAAGCCGCGCGCGGCGCGCTCAGCGAGTATTTCGGGCGCCTCTCGCAAGACGTGCCGCCGGAGCTTCGCACGGCCATTCTCCAGAACCTCGTCAACAACTGGCTCGACAACTGGGTCGTGGCCTGGGGCAAGGCGCTCCAGCTCATGCAAGACATGATGAGCGACGTTGAAATGAGCCTCATTGCCGGCGGCCCGATGCAACGCATCACGCGCGATGAAATACGCGGCTCTTTCCATGCCGTGCTCAAATACAACGTCAACGATCTCAACCTCGAATTCGTGATGCAGCGCATGCAAGCCATCTCGCAACTGGTGCCCTACGACACCTCAGGCGCGATAGACCGCAATGTGATCATCCGCATGGCCATGCGCGCCATCGACCCGAGCCTTGCCGACATGGCGCTCACCGACACCGGCACCGCGACTGATGCCGACGCGAAAGACGAGCAGCAAGCCCTCCTGATGATGGCCGGCGGCATAGAGCCTCCCCTGCGGCAGGACGGCAGCAACGCGCAACTGCGCCTGCAAACCCTCCAGCAAACCATCCAACGCAGCCCCGTGCTCGCGCAACGCCTGCAACAGCCGCAGACGCCGGCGGACCAGTTCTTCGCGCAGTTGGTGCAACAGCGCATGGAGAACCTGTCCTTCCTCGTTGAGCAGTATCAGCAGAACCCGATGGTTGGCAGGACTGGGGTCAAACCGCAGTCACCGCAATAAATCCCAAATCCCAAGCCGCCTTCGGCGGAAATCCCAAATCCCAAAATCCCAAATCCCAAATAAATCCCAAACGACAAAATTCCAAATCACAAAACCAAACTCATGCACTCGAACACCCACACACCATTCCCTGCCGAAGTGACGCGCGAAGCGCGCCCTTTGGGATTTGTGATTTTGGGATTTGGGATTTATTTGGGATTTGGGATTTTGGGATTTGGGATTTTCACGCGCTATTTTCCACAACCACCATGAAACAACCAACACCATCCACCGCCACACAATCACCCGCGCGCCAACCACAGCGCGTGATATTCGTTCACCACACCTACAAGCGCATGCCTCCCGAGCAACTCCGCGCCGCGCTCTCAAGCGTCGACGCCGACGATCCGCGCATCGTCGCCATCGAGCAACTCATAGACGAAGAACTAGGCGACGCCATGCTCTCCGCCTCCGACCCGAATATCGACCACACCAAAGGCACCCACGCCGGCGGGCGTGTCGACGCCTTGGCGACACTGAAAAACCGCATCGGCGAACTGCGCAAATAACGCCGGTTTTCGCCGCGCCTGAATTGTTGATTCCGCAAAAAATCTTTTGTAACTCGTTGGTTCCACAAGTCACTTACGCAACTTTTCACTCGTAAGCCCTGTTTTTTGGCCAAAAACTCGATTTTTATCGTTTTTTACGCAATTCATTACGCGCCAGATAGTTATCACCTATTTTTGTTCTAAAAAACACCCCCAAGTTGGTGAAATTTCGCAAACACATTGTTGTTAAAACCCCGCTGGCGCGCATTTATTCTCGGCATTATGCCCGCCACTAAAAAACACGCATCCACACCATCAACCGCGCGCGCCGCAAGCGCCGCCGCCAAACCTTCCGCTCCCGCTACGGGCACCGCTACTGACACGGGTAACGCGGGCGTCCCGCCTGCTGACGCGGGGCGTCCCGCCCCGCGCCAGAGCGCCAAGAGCGCAAAGCCCACCAAGCTCGCGGAAATTCTCCCCGCCGCGGCCGCGCCGGCGGAACCCTACGTCCCCGACGACCTCGACCGCGAAATCGCCGACGCCATCGGCGCGCCGCTCCCAGCCACCGGCGACGATGACGATGCCGCTGGCGACGCCACAGAAGATCAGTCCGATCAGACCGATCAGTCCGACGCCGCTACCGACGACGACCTCTACGAAGACGATGACGACGCCGCCGCGGCCTCCGTCGACTCCGCCGCCGACGGCGACGCCGCCGGCGATGCCGCCGCCGAGGCCGGCGCGGAAGAGCGCGTTGGCGCTGACGAGCTTTCGCAATTGCGCTCGCAAGTCGCCGTGCTTACGGCCAAGCTAGACATCGCCACCGCCGAAAACACACTGGCGCGGCAGCGCCCAATCCAAAATCCAGAATCCAAAATCCAAAATCCCGACGACGAAATCTCCGACGCCGAAACGCCCGAGGACCTTCTTCGCCTCCAGGCGAAGTTCCAGCAATTCGAAGACTTCGCCGCCGACAATCCTGAAGGCGCCGAACTCTCCCCCGCGACACCAGGCGGCGAGCCGCGCGTGTTCACCGCCGAGCAAGTCCGCTCCTTTGGCCGCGCCGCCCGCGACGCCCTGCGCCGCATTCCGCGGCAAGCGCAGTTGCTCCAGCAACGCGCGCAATTCAACGCCGCCGCCGAGAAAGCCTATCCCGATTACGCCAACCCGAAATCCGACCTCGCGCGCTTCTACGCCACCTACAGCCAGAACCCAAACCTGCGCGCAGTCCCTGGCCTCAAGCTAATCCTCGCCGATGCCCTTGCCGGCATGCGCGCCCGCGAAGCCCGAGAAAAAGCCGCCGCCGGCGATGGTCGCCCAGGCACCAAGGTTCCGCCCCCCGCGCGCCGCGCCGTCCCCGTGCTCCCGACAGGCAGCGCGCGCAAACCCGCCCCGCAAACCGGCAACCAAACCCGCCGCGCCGCGGCCGCCAAGAGGCTCGAAAACAGCAACGGCACCGCCGACGAACTCGCCGCCATGCTCGAGGCGGAACTTTGAAAATCCCAAATCCCAAGCCGCCTTCGGCGGAAATCCCAAATCCCAAAATCCCAAATCCCAAATAAATCCCAAATTCCAAACAACAAAATCTCAAAACCAAACCGATGCACACAAATACAAAACGCCAGTCCCCTGCCGAAGTGACGCGCGAAGCGCGACCTTTGGAATTTGGGATTTTGTCGTTTGGGATTTTTTTGGGATTTGGGATTTCGGGATTTGGGATTTTTGCCCACTAGCCCGCCACTTTCGCGACAAAACCAACAACAACAACCGCCAGCAAACACCACACACCGCCATGCCAATGCTACTCGAGCGCGACCGCTCCGACCAAATCAAAATCCGCGACGTCAGTGACATCATCCATCTCGCCGACGTCAAAAAAACGCCCTTCACATCCACCGTGTCGAAAGGCCCTGGCCAGACAAACACACTCGTTGAGTGGCCCGTCGACAAATACCCCGCCCCCACCACCGAGGGCGCCGTCGACGAAGCCGACACCACCACCTACGAAGACTTGTCAGAGCCGCAAGCCATTCTCCAAGGCCGCCTCCAAATCTGGGAACGCAAACCGCGCGTCTCGCGCCTTGCAAACCTCACCATGCGACAGGCCGGCGTCCCCAACAAGCAGGCATTCGCCCGCTCCGTCGCCCGCGCCCTAGTCATGATCAAACGCGACATGGAGACCACTTGCCTCGGCGACAACGAATCTCGCCTCGGCACATCCACCGCCGGCTTCCGCATCCGCGGCCTCGGCAAGTGGATTCAAAACACCGCCCAGACCGACCTGCCCGTCGACGTCAACTACCGAACGCCCACAACGAGCATCTACAACGGCGAAATCAACACCGTCAACGACAACGTCGTCGTTGACATCCTCCAGTCGATGTATGACCAAACCGGCGATTCCAGCATGGACCTCACCGGCTGGTGCGGCTCCCTCATCAAGCGCCAGTTCAGCGGCCTCGTCAAATACGAGACCGTCCCCGACGAGCTGACGCTCGCCCGCCGCTTCGGAAATGACGGCGACACCAAGACGCTCACCCAGGCCGTGGACATTATCGTGACCGATTTCGGACGCCTGACGTTGCGCCTCTCCAGCTTCATCAACACCGCTGGCGACCCGACCACGACGGCCTCGAAGATGCTCTGCTACATGGTTCCGATGGAGAGCGAGATGATTCGCCTCCGCTTCGCGCTCCAGCCGCAATTCACCGAGCACCCGAACCTCGGTGGCGGCCCCCGCGGCCTCATGCAGGCAGTCGGCACGCTCGAAGTCGGCAACCCGCTCTGCCTCGGCAAAATCGCCGCGACGCCGGTGACTGTCACGCCGCCGGTAACGCCTCCGTAAAATCCCAAATCCCAAAATCCCAAATCCCAAATAAATTCCAAATTCCAAACTACAAAATTCCAAAACAAACCAATGCCAACAAACACCAGCACACCATTCCCTGCCGAAGTGACGCGCGTAGCGCGCCCTTTGGGATTTGGGATTTTGTCGTTTGGGATTTTTTTGGGATTTGGGATTTTGGGATTTGGGATTTCTAATTTCCCATGTCCGGCTCACTTACCATAGACCGAAACGGCCGCATCATCAGCGAGCAATACGGGGACATCACCACTGATGTTCTTGCGGCGCTCATTGAGATGAGCCGTCCGGACGAGCCGGTCATTGTGGAACGCGAGCAGGCCGAGATCGCGCGCATCGCGGGCACAGAGGCGCGCGACTTGGCCTGCGGACGTTTGATAGCCCGCATCCATCCCGCCGCCTATTCCTACTGGGAGCGCCGCGAAGGCAAAGGCTTTTGGAAAGACAAAGCCACCGTCGACAAATTCCTGAAAGACAATCCCGCGTGCAGGGTGGATTCCAAATCGCGGCGCGCGGTTATCAGCGTTCTGAAAGCCCTGCCCGCGCCTGGATAATTTTCGATTTTCGATGTCGAGCCTGTCGCTTCGCTCGAAACTCGATTTTCGATTGGGCGCTGCCGCGCCGAACACAAACCGGAGCGGCAGATCCCAATCGAAAATCGAGAATCGAAAATCGAAAATAACGCCCCCTCATCAAAACTCGCAATGAACAACAACCAAAACATCCACATCGTCGCCAACGGCGCCATCGTGAGCGATTCCAACCCGCTCCCCTGTGTCGTTGTTGTCGCGGCAAACTAGCAATCATGTCCAGGCAAAACTACCACATCGTCGCCAACGGCGCCATCGTCAGCGATGAAAATCCGCTCCCCATCCGCGTCCCCGCCGCATCCGCGACCGTCCCAGGCGTCGTGAAAATAGGCGACGGCCTCACCATCTCTCCAGACGGCACGCTCTCGGCGGACGCCGGCATCCCCGAAGCCCCCGAAGACGGCATAATCTACGGACGCAAAGACGGCGAATGGGTGCCCATCGAGACCGACTTGCCGCTCGTGCGCCTCACGCCGGCCATGACAAGCAACACCACGCCGTCGCCATTCATAGTAACTTATTCATCTCGCTATGGCGGCGATCAGTCGGCTTGGGATGCCTTTAATGCCTTTGACCAAATTTACAGCAACGAGCACGGCGGCACCGCATGGTATTCAAAGTTAAACTTCGTTGGAGACGGCAACTTCTCTGATGACGGCGAAGGCAACTTTTTTGAAAGCGGTGTTGGCGATGAACACGTCACTATTTATCTGGGAGGAATCGCGCGCACGCTCAAAAAAGTGATCTTGCGCACAAGGGCTGGGGAGTATCTCGGGCAGGCTCGTCCCCTCCAACAGCCGCGCGACTACACCATCGAAGGATCAACAGACGGGGTAAACTTCTTCGTCATCGAAACCATCACGGACGCTCCAATGCAAACCGAGTCGGATTATTTGGTATTTGGAGACCATGACATCCAGCCAATAGCCATAATAAATTATCTGCGTATTCACGTCACGAAAATATGGGGCGTGGAAGACGGCCCCCAATGCGCCATAGGCGAAATTGAAGCCTACGGCTACTAACCTCCCTTCGCTGACACCACTCACAACCAACACCAAAATTTCACCACAAACCGCCATGCAAATCACACAACAAAAATCCGCCGCCAACACGCCCCTAAAACTCACGCCCTCGCCTGACTTCATGCTCAAGCTCAAAGGCCGCGACATCTATTTTCCCTCCGCGACCATCACCGACGACTACACCCTTGAAGACGCCGTCGCCGATTTCGAGGAAACCTCCATCCTCGACATCCCCAAATACAGCAGCACCCGCCGCGCCGTCGAAGACTACCTCGCCGAGGCCGCCCTTCCAGGCGTGACCATCGAAACCGTCGACCAAGCCATCGCCGATTCCCGCGCCGCCCGCGCCGCCGCCGCCGAAGCCGCCCGCGCCGCCGAAGCCGAAGCCCGCGCCGCCGCCGCCGCCTCCGAAACAACCGGCGACACCGGCGACCCCGACGACACTACCCCCGACCGCCCCCCCCGTTAATCTCCACCGGTATCGCGGTATCGCGGTATCGCTGTATCGACCACCATCCACCACCACCACTACCACACCACACCAACCACAACCACACACACACCATGAAAGACACCATCCTATCCATCCTCCGCCACGCCCTCACCTTTGGGGGCGGCATCCTAGTGGCCAAAGGCATCGTCACCGACGCCGCCTCCGCCGACATCATTGGCGCGCTCTGCACCCTCGTAGGCGTGGCCTGGGGCGCCATCGACGAATACCTTGCCACCAAAAAAGCCAAGGAATACGCCGCCGCTGGCATCTGACCCATGCTCGCCGCCATCACCGCCGCGCTGCAAGCCCTCGCCGCGTGGCTCATCCAGCAAATCAAACTCGCGCCCATCAAATACGATGAAAAAGCCAACAAAACCGAGGACGAAATATACAACCTCTCGCGCAGCCCTGATCCTCTTGATCAGTCTCGCGTGCTGCTGCTTGTTGCTCGCGTCAAGCGGCTGCGTGAATACACGCGCCAGCTTGCAAATCTACCAACCGCAAACCCTCTCGCTAAAAGCGGGAGTCCCGATCCAGACGACGCAGGGGATATACACCCCGCAAACTGACGAACTCTGGCACTCGCAAGCCCAATACGAAGCCCTGCTACGGCAAATACTATCACAATGAACGTCTCACTCGATCTCTCCATCCTCTCGCTAATCATCGGTGGCATATCCCTGATAGGACTTGCCCTGATCCTGAAATTCCTCCGCGACCTGCGCAAGGACCTCTCGGACGAAATCCGCATGCAAATAAAAGCCGACGAAGAACCCAGCAATGTCAGCTTCAAGCAACCCGTCGAAATCGAAATGCACGACCACAAGACACCCTTGTCGCGCCACAAGGAACTCTCCGATAAAGTCGACCAACTCGCCCGCAAAACCGACGACCGCTTGGAGTCACTGTATAACACCATCACCACGATCAGCACCTCGATTGCCCGCATCGAAGGCAAGCTAGAGCGCAAATAACCCATCACCGTCCCCGCCGGTATCGCGGTATCGCGGTATCGCTGCATCGACCACTCACCATCCACCACAACCAACCACAACCAACCAACCAACACCATGAACACCGTAACACCAGAAATCCTCGCCGCCGACATCCACGAAGGCGAAACCTACACCTGCCTCAACGGCAAGACTGCCCGCATCGAACTCAACACCGCAATCGCCGACCCCGACTATCCCTTTGTCGGCATCATCCGCGATCCAGGATTCGAGAAAGTCGACCAAATCGAAGTTCTCTACACGCGCCGCGGCCAATGCCAGGACACCGAGACCTTCCGCGCCTTCGCGCTCAAGGAAGTGGCAAGTGCCAAGTAGCAAGTAACAAGAATTCCCACGACATCCAAACCCGCCGGTATCGCGGTATCGAAGTATCGCAGTATCGACCTCCAAAAGCTCGCGCGCAATGAAATCTCTTCCCTACACCGCCGCCCTCGGCCAATTCTGCGAACTCGCCGGTTACGACCCCGAGACACTCAGCGACATTGACCGCGCCAGCTTCAACCGCCTCTTCAACCTCTGGCTCAAGCGCGGCTGGGAATTCTACTTCTGGCCGCAACTCGCCAAAATCGAGGAACGCCAAGTCGACACCAACGGCATCATCCCCTTCGACATGGCGCCACTCGACTACCTCGACACCATCAACGCCATCTACGCCGAGGAAGCCGCCGCGCACGCCGGCCTTTGCCAACTGCGCTTCCGCCTGCTCGCCACGGGCGCGCTAGTCCAAGTCCGCCCCGAGCAACGCCACGCCTCCTACTGGGTCGAATACCGCCCCCCCTGCCCAAACATCGCCGACGATGCCCCCGACGCCCCCATCCCCGCCTTCCTGGTCCCCTTCGCAGTCCACGGCGCCTACACCACATGGCTCCGGGGTGAAGGCCAGCAAGGCAAAGCCGTCACCGAAACCGGCCTCCCCTGGGACTGGCTCTACGACGAAATCGACAAAATAGAACGCCAACAAAGCCAAGGCAGGCACTGGCGTTTCCAGCGATAGAAACATGCACGGCCTGCCTTGGAAATCCCAAATCCCAAAATCCCAAATCCCAAATAAATCACAAACGACAAAATTCCAAATCACAAAACCAAGCCAATGCACTCGAAGACCAAAACACATCTGCCCGCCGAAGTGACGCGACGCAGTCGCGCCCTTTGGTGGGTATCGCGGGCGTCCCGCCTGCTGACGTGGTGCGTCCCGCACCACGCCACGCGCTTGGCGAGGGTCGGGACGACCCTCGTCTGCAGGCGGGACGCCCGCGTTACCCTTGTTGTTTGGGATTTATTTGGGATTTGGGATTTTGGGATTTGGGATTTCCACCCTCTCCCCGCCACTTGAGCACCCGCATTCACGCCCATGCCTAGATTCCCAGCATATAGATCCCCCTACGACGACACGCCGCTCACCGACGGCGATTCCGCCTTTCGCGGCTTCTCCTCCCGCATCCAACCCACCGCCCTCGAAGCCGGCATGCTCTCCATCTCCGAAAACCTCCGCCTCGAACACGCCGTCGCCCAAACCCGCAAAGGCGCCCTCGCCCTCTGCGCCGACGTGCGCGTCAACCGCCCCCCGCTCATACTCGATTTCGACCTCGAACCCGACATTCCAGGCCTCTCCATCGCCTGCGACCCCGCCACCGGCATCTCCACCGTCACACTCGCCGCGCCCATCACCCTCAAGCCGGACCACGACCGCATCGCCTTCGAATCCCCCACCCTCCCCGCCGCCTACAACGGCTCCTTCGATATTCTTAGCCTGTCCCTTGATTCCACAACACTCACCTTCCGCCCAAATGACACCCCCACCGCGCCACCCGCCCTTTTCACCGGCCCCTTTTCCGCAAACGCCGGCCCCATCCTCTCCGCCATCGAGTCCGACACCGTGCGCGGCTCCTGTGTCGCTACCGACACCAAGAACCGCGAAATGGTCATCATGGCCCTCATCGACCGAGCCATCATTTACCGCCCTGGCCTGCCCGATGCCACCATCGCCTACCCAGTAAACCAAGTCCTCGGCGTCACCCAGGAAGTCACCCTGGTCCAATTCGTCGACAAAGTTTACCTCTTTTGCGGCCTCTCCCCAACCGCCACCGCAGACACCGACACGCTCCCCGAAATCACCCCCGCCAGCGACGTGACGATGGTCTGGGACATGGACTTCACGCACCCCTTCGCCTTCGTCCCCCAAGGCCCCCACCCCGCCGCCACCGACGACGGCACGGGCAACCCCTCCCTCATCCGCCAGCCACCCGCCAACTGGGGCGTCGCCTTCAACCGCCAGCTCATCCTCCCCCGCGGCCGCGACGAACTCATCATCTCCGATTTCCTCGACGCCGACACCTACGACAACCTCAACTCCGAACTGCGCATCATGCCAGGCGGCAACGACTGGCTCGTAGGCGTCTTCCCCTACCAGATGGTCAAAGGCATCATCTTTTATCGCAAATCCATCCACATCGCCGCCTTCGCCAGCGACACCGGCACGGTGGAATCCGTCTATGAAATCACCCGCCAGTTCGGATGCGCCGCCCGCAACACCATCGCCGGCTGTGGCGCGCAAATCCTCTGGCTCTCCGACTCCGGCGTCTACGCCCTGAACATCGGCTACGAAATGAACCTCACCGCCGCCACCGCCCCGCTCTCCGAACCCGTGCAAGACATCATTGCCCGCGTCAACTGGCCCCAAGTCCACCGCGCCGCCGCCACCTATTACAACAACCGCTACTACCTCGCCCTCCCCCTCGACGGCTCCCCGCACAACAACGCCATCCTCATCTACAACTTCCTCAACCAAGCCTGGGAAACCATTGACCTCTACCCCCCCGAGTTCGACGTGCAAGCCTTTGCCACCCTCGATTACAACGGCCAGCACCGCCTCCACGCCGTCACCACCTACGGCTACGTTTTCCTGCTCGAAGAAAACGACGCCGGCATGGATGACGACACCTTTGCCACCCCAGGCGTCATCAAACCAGGTGGAGTTCGCAACCCGAAACCCGCCACGGCCGCGCAAGCGCGCGCCCGCCTCGTCACGCGCGGCATCACCTTTGGCACGATAGAGCCGAAACGCTTCACACAATTGCAGATCGAGTCTGACATGGCCGCGGGTGAGACTATCACAGTCGCGAACATCACCCGCAACCCTGACACAGACCGCGGTCTGCTTACTTTCACCGCCGCGAAAACCACAGACTACACCCACCGCCTGCACCTCCGCGCCAGAGGAGTCGCCACGCAAGTCCAAGTCACGACCACTGCCGGCCGCCCGCAAATAAAAGGCCTCTTCATGGAAGCCGCGAGCTTCAACAACCAAGACACCATGCGAAAATAGCCCTCCCATCCATTCCAATCACCTCATCACCAGTATCGCGGTATCGCTGTATCGCAGTATCGACCACCACCACCACCACCAACCATGCCTCTCACAATAACACCTGGCACCATCTGGAAAACCGCCGACGTCGTCACGCCGGACCGCCTCAACCGCGCCATCACCGACCAGCAGCTCTCCGCCACTCCGCTCACCATCCTCGGCGTGCCGCCCCAATCTGTCGACGCCGGCTCCCCGCAACCCGCCAGCGCCCCCGTCGAGGAAATCCTCGTCACCCCCGCCGGCCTCGCCCTCCTCAAAGGCGACCCCGCCGACACCGACTTCCTCTCCGCCGCCTACTCCCCGCTTCTTAATGCCATATACCCCATCGGCGCCCCCTACACCACCATCGGCGACGCCGCGCTACCCACCCTCATCACCGCCCTCGGCGCATGGGAAAAACGCGGCGCCATCCCCATCAAAACCACTGGCGCCACCACCGAACGCCCCGACAACCCACCCGAAGGCTACCCCTTTTATGACACCACCATCGGCGCCGCGCTCGTTTACGCCGGCGGCTCCTGGGTCACGCGCGACGGCCTGCCAGGCGACGTGAAAAGCGTCACCGACACCGACCTGTCCGCCGCCCTCGCCAAAAACCCAGGCTGGCAACAACACGCCGCCTCCATGGGAAAAGTCCTCGCCGGAGCCACCACCGACGCCAGCGACACCGCGCACGCCCCTGGCGCCACCGCCGGCAAGGAAAGCGACACCATACCAGCCAGCGCCATTGAAACGCATTATCACTACCTCTTTAAAAACTCCTATGCTCAAAACGGCTCCGGCACCTCCCAGCAAGGAATGGGCCTGACCAGTCTCTATCCCTTCGCTTCGAGCACGCACCTGCAAGGAAACGCCGACGCATGGGATTACGCTATGGCAGGCCATTCCGCCACGCCCGATATAGGACGCAGTTCCGGCCCAATTTCCAATGACGGCACCCCCATCACCCCAACCGAAATGAGCCTGATGCAACCCACGCTCTACCTCTACCGGCTGGTGAAAAGCGCCCTCGGCACGCCCTCGCCGACACCCTCGAACGACGCCATGCAAACAATTTGGATAAGAACCGCATGAAAAAGGAAGAAGCAAAAAGGAAGAAGGAAGAAGCCCAATCCGCCAAACCCACCGGCGGCGTGGCGCCCTTTCTGTGCGTCACCCCCACGCGCGACGTTGCCTACATCAACTCCATCATTCGACATCCGGCCATCTACGATGCAGCCCGTGATGACACCACGCCACCGCCCGAAAAACTCACCGCCGCGCCACTCGTCAACAAAGCAGGCTATTTTTTCCTTCGCATCGTAGCGACGCCATCCAAAACCGACCTCGGCATGTTCATGCTCGAACCCATGGGTCGCGGCCACGTGGTCCACACATTCCTATTACCCACCTGTCGTGGCGCCCGCGCAGTCGCCGCCGGAAAACTCGGCGCCGCGTGGATTTTCACCCACACCAACACTGCCGTGTGCGTCTCGCACTGTTGGGAAACGCGTCCGGAAGTCCTATGGTTTGCGAAACATGTGGGCTTCGAGCCACGCACGCTCGTCCTCTGGCCAGCACGGGTCCACGGCGCTCAAATCTTCTCCACCGGAGTATGCCTAACCCGCGACCGCTGGCTATCTCTTCAGTGTAACACCACTAGTCAAAAACCAAAAACAAAAACAGAAAAATAACATCATGCCAGGAATAGCAATAGGAGCCGGTTTAGTCGGAGGAAATCTAGCATCTGGAACGTCATCAGGTGGAGGCAACACATTATACGATTCGTCGGCGTTTGGAAAATACACGTCGAAAGTCGGCTGGGACAACGCTTTTGGCACCGGTCCCAGCGGCAACGAAATCGTCCAATCCGTCACAGGTTACGACAAAGCCATTTCCGCCGCAGGCCAGCCCGCCGCCATGCGCGACCCCTACAGCGAAGGCCAAGCCATGCTCGGCGCACAAACCGGCACCGCGCAAGGCCAATATAACGCCTACGCGCAATACAATCCCCTCTACGCCGGCATCGACAGCGCCACCGCCAACCAGCAATTCGGCGCCTCCGCCACCATGTATGGCCAATACGACCCCTACATCAACGCCCTCAACAACGCCAGCAACACCGCCTACCAGCAGGCGATGATCCAAGGCGTCGACCAATACGGCCAGCAAGTCCTAGGGCAATACCAAGCGCTCAACCCCCAACTCTATGCCTCGCTCGGCGCCCTCTCCACTTCCGCCAACCAGCCGCTCACCACCGCCGGCGGCACGCAAGCCTCGCAACTCGAACAAATGCTAGGCCAGAGCGCCCAGCAGCAACTCGGCCTCGGCTCCTCGCTCTCCGCCGCCGAGCAACGCGACGCGACGCAAACCGCCCGCGCCGCCTCCAACGCCCGCGGCCTTATGGATTCAAACTCCACCATCGGCGCCGAAATCCTCAACAACTACAACCTCGCCAACCAACGCCTCCAGCAACGCCAGCAATTCGCCGGCGACACCGCGCAACTCCTCCGCTCCGGCCAGCAGCAAGACGCCGGCCTCGCCCAGCAACAATTCGGCAACCTCGCCACCGCGACCAACGCCTGGCAGCAAAGCCGCTTCGACCCATACTCAAGCATCCTCGGCCAGCAAAGCGGCAACCAACTCAACAGCATGGGCATTGCCAGCCTCAACGCCCAGACCAACGCCTACAACCAGCAAGCCACCCGCGCGCAATTCGACCCCTACTCAAGTTATGCCACATCCATCTATGGTGGCAACCAGCAAGCGCAAAACATGCAACAAACCAACTACGCGAACATGCTCGGACAGTATTCACAACAGCTATTGGGAATGGGGCCATCCTTGATAAGCGCGCTCATCTGATTTTCACCAGCAACATCGCGCAAACCATCACGCTAACGACAAACCTTAAACCACCAACTCACCATGGGACTACTCAGAGACGCATTAAACCGCCGCGACCAACAACGCCAGCAAGCCCAGAAACAAGCCGACGAAACCCAGACACTCGCCGGCCAAAACAAAGCCCTCGAAACAGTTCTGCGCACCTACGGCCAGAACCTCGGCGTCACTGCCGACGACATCGACGCCTACACCGCGCAATCCCCCGACCAATCCCCCCGCCAGCGCAACGCCGCCCTCAACCAACTCCTCCAAGGCGCCGTCGCGATGACACAGCAACGCGACCAGCAACAAGCCGCCGCCCGCGCCAACGCCGAGCTAGCCCTCCGCCAGCAGCAAGACGCCCGTGCCGCCCAATCCGCCGCCCTCGCCAACCAAGTCACCGCCAACCAAATCGACCAATACACCCGCGACCAAGCCGCCACCGCCCGTGCAAACCAAAGCGCTGACGACATCATCACCGCCTACCGCCAAATGGGACTTCCGTCCGGCAACGGCGCCGGCGTCTACGCCCCGCAATTCCAGGACGAAGTGGCCAGGCGCATAAACTCCCTGCCAGTCCAATACCGCGCCCAAGGCGGCGATCTCACCCCGCAAACAAGCCTCGCCCTCCAGCAACTCGCCGCGCGCGCCGGCGCCACCAACCAGCAATTCCGCCCCGAAATCATCGACCTGCCAACCGGCGACAAGGCCATGACCACCAGTTTCAAATCCGCGCAACTCATGCCAAAAAAACCAACCCTCATCACATCCGCCCCGCAAGTCCACACCGCGCCTGATGGCTCCCGATTCTGGCAAGACCCGCTCACCGGAAAAGTCAGCCTCATCCACGACCCAGCCGAAAAGCCCATAGACACAATACACCGCGACCAATACACCTCGCGGCTCACCGACAGCATCAACACCGTCAACGAAAAACTCGCTCAAGGACGCCCCAAATTCTTTGGCGTCTCCACCTACGACAATGCCCTATTCAAAGCCAAGCAAGACGCCAACCACTACTCCCGCCTCCTGGGTGGCGCCATCCTATACCCAGACGCCGACGTGGAATCGTCGCTTGCGACGCCCACCGCCCAGCCCGCATCCCCTCCACCCGCGATTTCCTCCCCCCAGCACGCCGCAACAGTGAAACCCGCAACACCGCCTGCGACGGAAAAAACCTACACCATCCTGAACAACCGCATCTATCCCGCCAAAGGCGTCACCCTGCTAGACGCCATGCAAGCCGCCATTGACAACGGCGATGTCACCCACGACGACGCCCTGCGCTACCTTCAAGCCGCGGGCTACAAACTAAAATAATAATGCCATCCCTGTCAGACCAAATTTCCAGCGCCCCGCCAAGCCTTGCTGAACTGTTTCAACCACAAGCCAGGCTTTCCGAAATACTCACCGCGCCAGAAAACGAACTCGTCGGCACCGACATAGACCCGCGCTACCTCGACGCCTTTGCGAAAGAATACACCGCCCTCCACTCCACAGCCATCAAACGCGACTCGCGCGACGCCGACTTCACCAACCGCATGGCCGCGCAATTCATCAACCGCCCGCTCCGCTCAATTCAGGCGGCCCGCGAATACCTCACGACCAAATTAAACACCCCAAAAACCACAGACAACCTCACGGATGAGGAAATCTCCATCCGCGCACATGAAAACGCCCGCACCTTACTCGACCCCTACCAATCTTCGCCAGAACGCACCGCCCGAGAAGAACGCGCCGCCGCCGCCGTCGAAAGAACCCGCGAAATCGGCGCCACAAAACACCTGGCAAAAATCGGCCCTTTCACAATCTACCCAGCCTACAGCGCTGACATCGCTGGCACAGTCGGTCTCCAACAAGCCCTTGTTCAAGAACGCCGCCTTGGCCAAGAGACGCCGCAAAACGCCACCGAAAAAACCGCCGACGCCATCGGCTTCATGCTCGCGCTCGCCACCCCAGGCGGACCGGAAAACCTCCTCTTTCGCGGTGGCGAAACAGCAATGAGTGCCGGCCTCAAAACCGTCCCCCGCCTATTGCCGGCCACCGATGCCATTGGACGCATTGCTGCCGCCGGCCTTAAATCCGCCGCTGGCGGAATCGCTGCCACGCAACTAAGACCAGTCACCCCAGCCAACCCAATCGCCCCACTCTCTGAATACGCCACCGCCAACGCCGCTAACATCGCCCAAACCGCCGCCGGCTTCGCCGCCTTCGGCGGCGCCGCCCGCGCCCTCGGCGAAATCATCCCAGGCGTCGCATTCAAATACAAAAACCTCACCCCCGACGAAACCATCTCCACTCTCAACGACATTTTCGCGCGCGGAAGCTCTGGAAAACCCATCACCGAAGGCGAGAAAGAACTAGTCCGCATGGTCACACGCCACCTAGCCGGACGCGGCGAGACAATGGCTCCCTACATCTCCGGTGAAAAAGGTTTGGCGTCCTTCATCAAAACCCCACGCGACTGGACGCAACTCATACCGCCACTACGCGCCGCCCTGGGCCAACCCATTGCCGGCGTCGCCACTGTCCCAGGCCGCGCCGCCGAAGCCGCCGCCACTACCGCACCGCCGCCCGCCCCCGCCGAACTCCCACCGCCCGTAGGGGCGTCGCTTGCGACGCCCTCCGCGCCCGACCCCGCTCCCCTGGCGCCCGCGCCCGCCGCGCCGTCCGCCCTCGAAGAATTTGCCGCCCGCGCCGGCTACACCATAGCCCCCAACGGCGACCTAATCCCCGCCGCGCCATCAGCGCCACCGGAGCCACCGGCCACCCAGCCCGCCGCGCCACCCGCGCCCCCGCCAGAATCCGCGCCCCCCGCGCCCGCCCCGTCTTATCCAATTGCAGCCGCGCCGTTCACGGCGCCCCCATCCAGTCACGTGTCTGGCGATGCCCCCGCCACACCCGCCCCCATTTCACAACCTGTCCCTGCTATTTCACAACCTGTCCCCTACTCGCCCTCTTCCGGCGAACTCTTCCCAGCCGCCGACATACCATTCAACCTCGCCAGCGAATACCAGCCACCGCCCGCCTCCACGCTCACCCCGCAAGACACCCTTCGCGCCACACCGCTCACCGACACCGCCACGCAACCCATGTTTGCGCCGGAGCAAACCCGCTCCTACGCCCCCACCGCCCTCGACCGCGCCAACTCCCTTCAGCCTTCAACCTTTAAAGCAACGCCGGTTGCGAACATTACTTCGCAACCGGCGCAAACCGCAAAGGCAGCTTCCGGCTCAGCAACGGGGCAAGGCGGCGAACCGCCAGCCGTCTCCGAGGGTGGCCGTGCGACAAAACCCATCGTCCAATCACCCGCGCCTGTCAACTTAAAACCAGCGCCAAAACCATTCCGCCCCCGCCGCCGCCTCTCCATCGGTCTCCCCGCCGATGGCAATCCAGACCTCCTCAACGCCATTGCCGACAGCGGCGGCGTCCGCCCGCCCGCCTACGTGCGCAACCCAGGCGGCGAATACGACGGCTTCAACGAAGTCTTCAACACCGGCGCGGCGCGCCTCTTGCGCAATAAAAACGCGCAAGCCGTCGATCAGCTCATGCGCGAACTCAGCGAAATGGGTTACCGCTTCGACACCACCGGCGACTTCTACAACGCCGTCGCCGGCGCCATGTCCGCGCGCCACCAACTCCAACGCATGGCCATCACCAACGCCTTCGAAGCCAAGGCCCACGACGCCCTCTTCGACAACGAAGGTCGCCACACCACCCTGCGCGCGCTCAAACCCATCTCCAGCGACACCCTCAACATAGGCGACAAATTCAACATCCGCGGCGCTCCCTTCGCCGTCACCGACATCTCCCCCGACACGATGGCCCGCACCCTCACCGGCAACGGCATCAAAATCGAAATACCGTCTGCCACCACCATCTACCCCGACAAATCCCGCGTCACCCGCGCCGCTCCGCCACCGCCAAACCCAGAAGAGCCATTCGAAACCCCCGCCGAATACACCCCCCGCCCCACGCCGGTCTTATCCAGTTCCAGCGGCGCCGTTCACGGCGCCTTATCCAGTCCTGTGTCCGGCGTTCACGCCGCCGCCCCCGCCGCCTATCTCACCGACCCCATCCGCTACGCCGGCCCCCTAGCCGAAACCCTCGCCCGCGCGCAAACCGTCTCCAGCATCGCCGCCGACTACGCCGCCGGCGCCCTCCCCAACTGGAACCCCGTCGGAGCCATAATAAAAACCCCGCAAGACATGGCCACCCTCTTCCAACCCCTCCGCAACCCCGTCTCCGAAATCAGCAAATACGCCGCCATCGATTCCACCGGAAAAGTTTTGCGCGCCGGCATCGATTGCATTGGCACCCTCAACACCACCAAATTCAACATCGCCCAAATCGCCGCCGCCGTTAAATCAGAAGGCTCCACGCGCGTCATCATCTCGCACAACCACACCAGCGGAGACCCGACGCCCTCGCCGCAAGACATCGCCCATTACCCATACGCCAAAGCCGAGTTTGCCAGCCACGGCGTCGAACTAGTCGACAGCATCAACACCAACAGCCACGCATTCTACTCCCACGCCCGCGACGAAATCCTCACCATGGCGCACGAAGAGCAACCCGCCTGGGAGCTAATCCCGCGCCGTGCCCTCGCCAAAATCACCACCGCCAGCCAGCTCAACGCCCTCGCCGCCGCCCTCCGCCAGCACAACCCAGACGCCGCATTCGCCGTCTACGCCAACAACAAACTCGCCATCACCGCCCTCGAACAATTGCCCCCCGCCACCGGCATGGAAATCGCCGGCGAAGAAATACATCAAACCGACACCGGCCTCATGCCCGCGAGTGAACTCGCCACCGTCCAACACCTCGCCGCCACCGCCAGGCGCAACGGCGCCGGCAACGTGTTTCTCTCCCTTTCCAACATCTCACCCTACATTGCCAACCGCATCGCCCGCGCCCTCGCCACAAGTGGAATCACCCTGCAAGACATCTCCACCCCGCAAACCCCGTCCCACCGCGCGGCCGGCAACTTGGCGGATTTATGGACAGCCACAACTCCCCGCGCCACGAATAGCGTCATCGAAACAGCCTCAACGCCAGCGGAGAAAATGGCGCTCAAGAAATTCCTCGAAGGCCCTCCCGTCTCGCTCCTCACCGGACATGAATTTGAAAACCTTTCCACCAAGGATTTGATTCAGGCAGTCACCGATTTCTACGCGAAAAAACACGCCGGCATCGTGCAAAACCCCGTGCTTGGTGATGTGGTTCTCAATCGCAAGGGCGTGAAAGATTCCATCGGCCACGGCATCGGGCCGGCCAAACGCGCCGCATTCGCCTCGGTGCCGCAAATCATCGCGCAAGGCCGCATCATCCAGCAACAGGCAAATTTTAAAGGCAGGCGTTACGACACCGCTACCGTCGCCGCTCCCATCACCATCGGCAACGAACGCCGCATCGCCGTTGCTGTCCTTATCAGGGCGCAAGGCTCGAACCGCTTCTACCTGCACGAAGCCTACACAAACGAACGAATCCAAGGCGCGTTCAACCTGGGCGGGAAACCCATTGCTGGAAATAACCGGCTGCCAGGCGCTACCTCGGATTCTTTTGAAAGCATCCTCGCAAAAGCGCTTGATGTCAAGCCCGCGGACGGAATCGTCGCCGAATCCTCCGCCCCCTACAACCCCGCCCCCTTCCAAAACCAACCCCTCGCCGCACGCCTCCCCGACGGCACCACCGCCCCCATCGAACTCGGCGCCCTCGACTCCATCAAACCCGTCCAAATGCCCGAAATGGTCCGCTTCGCCCGCGACCTCATGGGCAAATACCCCGAAATCCGCCGCATGGCCGCCACGCGCCTCGGCTCCTTCCGAGCCAAGAAAGGCCAGATCGAAACCGCCAGAATCGCCCTCAACCCCGCCATCTTCAAAGACCCCATGCTCGCCGGCAAAATCTTCGGCCACGAAATCGGCCATCTAGTCGACTTCCTCCCCGAAGGCATCACCGACCGCGGCAACATCCTGGGCCGCGTCGCCTCGCTCAAAAACTACCTAAAAACCACACTCCCCATCTCACCGACCGGCTCCGCGCTCACACCAGCCATGCGCGCCACAATCCGAAAATCCGCCGAAAACCAAACCGGCCCAAAACCAAACGCCGCGGACGCGAATCAACAATTTGCCCCAGGATTTGAGGCAGTGAAAAGCCAGTTCCCAACCATCGACGCATGGCGCAAAGCCGCCAGCGCCAAATACGCTGAGTTACTCAACGCCCACATGGCGCGCGAAAACATCGCCACCGCCAAAATCATGCGCGAGGAACTCTTCAACCTCTCCTCACACTGGCGCCCCATTCCGGAAAACGCATCCCCATCCTACCTCGACTACCGCCACTCATCCAGTGAACTCTACGCCGACGCCATCAGCGCCCTCCTCAACGACCCGCCCCTCTTGCAATCCTCCGCCCCCACATTCTGGAAAACCTTTTTCGCCCGCCTCGACGCCAAACCCGAAGTCAAGAAAACCCTCTTCGCCCTGCAGGAATTTCTCAACAAACCAGACCTGCAAATCCAATCCTCCCGCGCCGCCGACGTGCTCGCCATGTTCGCCAAAGGCGATGAAATCTATCTCCGCAAAGCCGAGGAACGCCGCCTCCGCCACGCCAGCTTCCACGGCTGGATGGACCGCTTCCGACAGGAACTCTTCGACACCTTCGACCCCCTCGTGCGCCGCGCCGCCAAACTCGAACGCAAAGGCATCACCATCCCCGCCGATTTCAACCCCCGCCTCATCTTTGACGAACACCCCCTTGCCGACAACGACAACTACCTCATGTCGCAACGCATCTACGCCGAAGTCGTCAAACCCGTCGAAACCGCCAACTTCACGATGCACGAACTCGGCGCCTACCTCTTCCACACCCGCATCCTCGACGCCACCACCGACCTCCCCGAAGACTGGCGCGACCAGACCGCGCCCCCACAGGGTAACGCGGGCGTCCCGCCTGCAGACGAGAGTCGTCCCGACTCTCGCCACGCCGCCACCCACCCCACGCGCGCCGACGTCGCCAACCCCCTAGGCCACAACCCCCAAACCTCCCGCGCCGCCCTCATCTACCTAAAGCAAACCTCCGGCCCCGAACGCTTCGCCCAACTCACCCAAGCCGCACAACGCTTCCGCGAAATCATCTTCGAGCAAGTCACCCGCGCCACCGACACCGGCCTCTACTCCCGCAAACTCTACGACGACGTCCTCTCGAAAAACAAAGACACCTACGCCACCTTCGCCACCCTCGAACACCTCCAGGATTACGTCCCCTCCGGCATCAAAATGAGCACCGGCACCCTCAAGGAAATCGCGAACCCCTTCACCACCACGGTGCTCAAAATGATCTCCCTAAACCGCGCCATCCAATTCCAAGTCAGCAAACTCGCCGCCGTCAAATTCCTCCAACAATACTTCCCCGCCGAAATCACCGACGCCCCCCGCACCCACGACGGCACCCGCTGGCACGTCCGCCCCCCCGAAACCCCCGACAAAGCCCTCCTCGAATACCGAGACGACGGCAAACCCGCCGGCGCGCACGTCGCCCCTGAAGTAGCGCGCATGTTTGACCGCATCACCCCCGCCACCGCCAGCGCCATGACCACGCTCATCAACGCCCCCTTCCGAAAATTCTTCTACAAACTCATCATCCAATACAACCCAGGCTTCCACGCCGTCAGCATCCCCTTCCGCAACTTCCGCCGCGGCATCGTCAACATGCCAGGCCTCGAAGGCTTCAAACAAGCGCCCGCCTTCCTCCGCAACTACGCCGAACTCGCGCACATCGTCCGCCCAGGCGAAATCGGAAAAACCATGCGCGCCCACCTCTCCGGAAAAAGCACCCCGCTCAGCCGCGAAATGGTCCAAGCCCGCGCCCTCGGCACGCCCTACACCAATTTCTCGCGCGACCTCAACCTGTCCCAAAACGAAGCCATGTCGAAAATCCTCGGCGACATGCGCCTATCCCCCCGCGCCCACGAAGTCCCCCGCAACGCCGCCCTCCGCGCCGCGCTCGCCATCCTGCACAAAATCGAATTTGCCGGCCAGACCTTCGAACTCCTCCCCAAAATCGCCGCCTACAAAACACTCACGCAAAAACTCGGCTACACCCCGCAAGAAGCCGCCTATTACGTCCGCAACTACATAGCCGTCCCCAACATCACCCGCAAAGGCCGCCACACCATGATAGCCGAGGCCCTCGCCCCATTCTTCAAAGTCTTCGTCAACGGCACCCGCTCCGACCTATCCCTCGCCTTCAACCCCAAAACCGCTGGCGGCTGGTGGCTCAAATATTTTGCCACCGACGGCCTCTGGACGGTTTTGCAAGCGCTCGCCAAACTCGGCATCTTAGGCGTGGCCATCAAAAAACTCTACGACGGCATCAGCGACCACAAACTAACCAATTACAACGTCCTCCCGATAGGCACGGAGCCAGGCGGAGCCTTTGGCCAAAGCGTGCGCTACCTCCAAATCCCCCGAGACGAAACCCAACGCCTCATCTCAGGCCTCCTCTACCAAACCCTCCTCACCGCCGGCAACGCCGTGCTCCCAAAAGACGCCAACGGCCAGTCCCCCGCGCCAGGCCACGAAGCCAGCAACGCCCTAGCCTTTGGAGCCGACTTCATGCCAGGCCTGAACACCTTCGCGAGCCTGGCGAGCAAATGGCAGCAATACGCCGCCGGCCAGAACCCGCGAGACGATTATCGCAACATCCCCGTGCTGACGAATGACCAATGGCTGGCGGGAGGCTGGCCGGCGTTCAAAGGCATGATGTCATACAGCATCACCCAAAGTGGAGTATCGAACTTTTATCGTTACAACCCCAATGCGAACACCACGACTGACCTTGTATTTAGTGCGATTCCAGGAGTGAACAGTATCATTGGAATAACGGATGCAGGGTATCGAGAAGAGCAAACCGCGCAACAACGAGAAGGCCAGGTTGCGGCCGCGCGCCTGCGGTTGCAATTAGGAGACAGCACGCACTATCTCCTGAATGAGTATGCCCGACTGACGGCGATTAAAGTTGACCTGCGCACCCCAGTCCAGCAAACCCGATTGGACGCCCTGCGAGACTGGAGAAGTGAATATGATGAAATGATGGACAAATGGCTAGAGCGCCCAGAAAAACCGATACCTGCGAATGAGGCCGCCCGTCTTGAGCGATTGAGCCAGTCCCTCCAACGCTACCTAAAATAGCCAAGAAACTTTTGTAGAATCCAATGTAGAATCCTAGAAAACAATCATAATCAAATAATAATCAACGATATAAAAACGCAAAATTCAGACTCGAAATCAGGTGAACCGGCAACGGTTCCGTGGGTTCAAATCCCACCCTCTCCGCCAGTTTCCTTCACTCTGAAAACCTGCATTTTACCCTGAAGTTTCACCCTGAAAATTCGCGGGGCGTCAAATCACCCAGTCGCCCAACTCTTCAAGGATGGCTTCCTTGGTTTTGCGGGGGCGGATGACCGAGGCGGTGTCGCCTTGATAGTAGGCGATGCTGTTCGCGGGCATCGATTGCATCAGCCAGACGTTCGAGCCGACAATGCTGTTTTCGCCTATCACGGTGTCGCCTCCGAGGATCGTCGCGCCGGGATATACGATCACGTTGTCGCGCAGTTCGGGGTGGCGTTTCACGCCTTTCACGGGGTTGCCTTTCACGTCGGTCACGAAGGATTTCGCGCCGAGGGTCACGCCTTGGTAGATTTTGACGTGGTTGCCAATGCGCGCCGTTTCGCCGATCACCACGCCGGTGCAGTGGTCGATGAAGAAATGCGTGCCGATTTGCGCGCCGGGGTGGATGTCGGTGCCGGTGCGTTCGTGCGCGTATTCGGTGAGCATGCGCGGGACGAGCGGGACTTCGAGTTTGTAGAGTTCGTGCGCGATGCGTTGGAGCGAGATGACCAGCACGCAGGGATAGGCGAGAATGATTTCTTCGAGGCTGCGCGCGGCGGGGTCGCCGTCGTAGGCGGCGGCAACGTCGGTCTGGATGACGCGGCGCAGCGCGGGGAGGCGCGCGAGGAGCGTGGCGGTGATTTCGGCGGCGCGGCGTTTCGCGTCGGCGGCGTGGCCGGCAAAGGCAAGGCTTTTGGCGATGTCGCTGGCGAGGCGTTTTTCAATGCGCGCGAGCATGGCGTCCACGAAGGCGGCGACGGTTTGCTTGGTCATGGCGCTTTCGTCGAAAAAGCCGGGGAAGAGGATGCACATGAAATCGCGGGCGAGTTGGTTGATCGATTCCTCGGCGGGCAGGTTGATGCCGTCGTTGTGGTTGATGCCGCCGTCGGTTTCGTAGGAGGCGAGCAGGTCGCGTTTTGTGGTTTCGTGGGTCATGGCGTTGGCGCAAGCGCGGGTCGAATGGGAGAAAATGGGAGATATAGGAGAGATGGGAGATGGGAGAGATGGGAGGAATGGGAGAGATGCGCGGAATGGGAGATTTGGCCAAAACCAATGACCAATGACCAATGACCAATGTCTGCCGTTGCTCATGGCGGGTCAAAACTCAATTTTGGACTAATTTCACGTTAATCAAAGGGTTTTGTTGACATTGAAACCTAGTCTCATTTGGGTTTGGGGAGCAATGCCTGTAATTTCTGCGATGCCTGCTGTTATGTCGTCTTCCTCCGCCACTCACTCTCACGGTCCTCTGTCAACGCTTCCTGCTCACGCAACTTCCGCGCCTTCCGCCACTGCCGCGCGCAAGTTGCTCAAGCTCTCCGAGCTGGCTGTCGGCGCGTCGGCGGTGGTGCGCGAGATGCCGAAATCAGGCGGGGCGGCGTCGTTGAGGTTGCGCGAATTGGGGGTGCTGCCAGGGGTGCGCATCCTGCTCGCGCGCACAGCGCCACTGGGCGATCCGGTCGCGATCAAAGTGCGCGGCAGCGTGCTCACGTTGCGCAAGAGCGAGGCGGCGCATGTGCTCGTGGAGGCGTTGCGCGTGGAGGCCGCTGCATGAACCGCCGAATAAACGCGAGGAGGGTAGCACAGACATTCCTGTCTGTGCCAATCTTCCCAACCTTCAAAAACTTCAAAAACTGGCACAGACAGGAATGTCTGTGCTACCTTCATTCACCCAATCCCACGGGCGAGTCGCCCGTGCCACGCAATCAGCCTTCGCGATTTCCTGGATGAACGCGCAAAACTCACCGTCATCGCCGCCGCAGCCATCGCAGCAACCGCCGCGGCAGCCCGCGTCCGCGCGCGCCCCGTCGCGCCACGCACCCGCGCGCGCGCCGGTTTACGCGCTCGTCGGCAATCCGAATTGCGGCAAGAGCACGCTCTTCAACGCCCTCACCGGTCTGCGCCAGAAAACGGGCAACTACCCGGGCGTCACCGTTGAGAAAAAAATCGGCACCGCCTACTCGCAACACGGGCAGCCACTCACGCTCATCGATTTGCCCGGCGCGTATTCGCTCGCCGCGCGCTCGCCCGACGAGGCAATCACGCGCGACGTGCTCCTCGGCCGCCGCGACGACACGCCCCAGCCCGACCGCACCCTGTGCATCGTGGACGCGGCCAACTTGGAGCGAAATCTCTACCTCGTCCACCAAGTGCTCGACCTCGGACGCCCCGTGATTCTCGTGCTCAACATGATGGACCTCGCCGCCGAGTCGGGATTTGCCATCCGCGTGGCGCGTCTCGAAAAACGGCTCGGCATCCCCGTGATTGCCTGCGAGGCGGCCAATGGCAAAGGCATTGTTGAAATCAAACTCGCCATGAGCCGCGCCGATTTGCCGCTCCCGCGCCACGCGTGGAACGTGCCCGCGGCCATCGCGCCCGCCGTGGCCGAGTTGCAATCGTCCCTCGCCGCCAACGACGCCCAGTCGCCGCTCATCGCCCGCGCCGGCGCGCTGCTGCTGCTCACCGACCAGGACGCGATGCGCGTGGCCGGCTCGACGCCGTTGAGCGAGCGCACGCGCGCGATTCTCGCGCATTGGAAAACGCGCTGGGACGCCGAGGGCACCGACTGGTCCGGCGCGCTCGTCCACGGTCGTTACGACGCCATCGCGCAATTATGCGACGGCGCCATCGAACAAAAACCGAACGCTCACGCGGGCGCGCGCGACGCGGGAAACGCGCGCGGCGCGAGAAGCGCGGACGCGCACGCAGACGCAAACGCGAGCGACGCGGAAAACGCCGGCGCGCACTCCGGCGCGCCCTCCGGCGACGACGATGCCGCGCCATCCCAATCGCAATCGCGCAGCGACAAAATCGACGCCGTCGTGACGCATCCGTTGTGGGGCTGGGTGACGCTCGGCGCCATCATGGCGCTGCTGTTTTTCAGCATTTTTGTCCTCGCGGAATACCCGATGAATTTTCTGTCGGCCTGTTTCGCGGCGCTCGGCGATTTCGTGCGCACGCACATGGCCGCGGGCGAATTGCGCGACCTCATCACCGATGGCGCAATCGCGGGCATGGGCGGCGTGGTCATGTTTTTGCCGCAAATCCTGATTTTGTTTTTCTTCATCGGCCTGCTCGAAGACACGGGCTACATGGCGCGCGCCGCGTTCATCATGGACCGCCTGATGGCGCCGACGGGCCTGAGCGGAAAATCGTTTATACCGCTGCTCAGTTCGTCCGCGTGCGCGATTCCCGGCATCATGGCGACGCGCACCATCGAAAGTCCGCGCGAGCGCCTCGTCACGATTCTCGTCGCGCCATTCATGACATGCTCGGCGCGCCTGCCGGTGTATCTGCTGATGATTGCCGCGCTGGCGCCGAACAGCCAAGTGTCGCTCTGGACAAAAATCGCCATCATGCTCGGCCTGTATGTGCTCGGCGCAAACGCGGCGTTCGTGTTCGCATGGCTGTTCAAGCGCACGCTCTTCAAAGGCCCGTCGACGGTGATGATCATGGAGCTGCCCCCGTATCGCCTCCCGCGCCTGCGCGACGTGGCGCTGCACATGGCGGGCCGCGCGTGGATGTTTCTGAAAAACGCGGGCACGGTGATACTCGTCATCTCGATTGTGCTGTGGTTCCTCTCGACGCATCCGAAGCAGCACGCAGAGGCGTCGCTTGCGACGCCCGGTTTGGAAAGTGGGGGGAGCATCTTGCTCCCTTCGACGGGAGCTGGAAGCTCCCGCCACTTTGCGCAACTGGAGCACAGCTACGCGGGCCGCGCCGGACGCGCGCTTGAGCCGGTTATCAAACCGCTCGGTTTTGATTGGCGAATCGGCATCGGACTCGTCGGCTCGCTCATGGCGCGCGAGGTGTTCGTCTCGACGATGAGCGTGGTGCTCAACGTCGAGCAAGACGCCGCCGCCGGCGCGAGCAACCCCGGCATGCACAACACGCCGCCGTTGCGCGA